CCGCAGGATCGGTCAAGGTGCGCCGATAGCTCCGCACAAATTGATCTGCGAAGAACGAGCTACGTTCTGACGAAAGGAAACGAATAAGTTATGGAAGTTCAAATCTACACTGAAGTCAACGGCAAAAAGTATCGTCTTGTCAGGTCGTGCGAATGTAATGGATGTGCGTTCGCCGACCTTGAAGACATGTGTCCGCAGGTCGGAGGAGAAGGAGTATGCGACATGTTCTCACACGACATGAAATGGGAAGAGGTGAAGGAATGAAGTTCAAGGCAGAGATCACGCGCCGTAAGGACAGCGTTTCAATTGACACACCAAAGACATTCAAGGATTTCGACACGGCAGCATGCTACATTGCAAACCGTTCGAGATCGTTTGTACCGTGGAGTCCGATCAGCGAATCGTTCGGCATGCTTTCCGAAGACATCGGAAACGGCGTGACGACGCTTGACTTTGGAAGCGAGGCGTACATCGGTCGCGTCACGGAGGTGGATGAATGACTGTCGAACAGCTCATTGCCGTCTTGCAGAAGATTCCGCAAGAAAAGACGGTTCGCATAGCGATGTGCTCCCCTCATTTCGGAACGGAAATCCACAACATTGACGAGGTTCGTCAGGAGAACGGATGCGTTGACTTGTGGTAGATTTTCTGAAAGGAAAGAAATGACATGTACACGTGCGAGACGTGCGATGCGATCGAATCGTGCAAACGGGCGTTCGGACGATACTGGCAGGCGAAGTCGGCAAACGGCGTCGGCTGCGGTTACAAGTTTCCGCAAGCTGACGCGAAATGCGACGAGCGGAAGTCTAAACCGAAAACGGTAAAGACGCTGATAGTCGAAAAGACACTTTGGGAGAACATGAGATGAGAATCAAGTCACGACCGACGGTCGACAACAATTACCTCGCCAGGTGCGCGAGGATGGAGCGCGAAAAGAACCTGGAAATGGCGCAATCGAAAGCACTCTACGACTTGCGACGTCAGCTCGGCTCGAAACGCGGCGAAGGTCGCGTCGGGGCGAAGAGCCGGATGGCCGTCCTGAACGCCGTCCGAACGATGGGCAAGGAAGTGCTGACGGAGGCCGGCCAGGGCTTCTGGGACGACATGCAGCGACGGTATCACTGGCAGGCCGAGGACGGAAACTGGAACGACGGCAACAGCGCCAACGGTCAGTTCTGCCGACTCGGTAAGGTGAGCGAGCGCTTCATGCGCGGCAAGTGGTGGCACTGGGACGCAGCCGTCGGCGACTGGACCGAGGGACGGCTCAAGAAGGGAAAGGGCTTCAGGGCATGATCGGATGGATCAAACGGACGTTCCTCGTCATCCGTGCCGCGAAGACGGACGGACGGGACGGAAGGGCGGACTTCGACTTCTCGAAGGTGGCCGACGTCGACGACGCGACCGTGGAGGCGTTCTTCAACTCGACCTCGACGCCGGGACGGCAGATGCCGCTCCTGATCGCACGGTACATCTTCAACCAGCTCGAAGGACGCCTGACCGATCCCGGCAAGCTGGACTCCCTGCAGCTGAGCGAGATCCGGGGCGGCATGCGGGCCCTGCGGGCGTTCGGCGCGTTCTACACGAACGGCATCGAGAGCTGGAAGGCGAGAAAACGGGAGAATGACGATGCAGAGTGACCTGAGAGACCCGCGCCTCCAGCCGGCGACTGCCCGGCAGGTCGTGCAGTTCGCGTCCTCCCGCCAGATCGGACAGCAGCAGGCCGCCGAGCTCTTGGAGGGCTACCGACGGCAGCAGATCGAGCGGCAGAAACGGGACCCGTACACGTACGGCTACGAGCCGCCCATCTGGTACGTCGTCAAGGCGCTCATGCGCAATCCTGCCTGGAGCGACTACGAGCGCCGCCAGATCGCCGCGCGGCTCGGATCCGACTGGACGGCGGAACGGTTCGCCGAACGGATGCGCCGTCGGCTCGGATTCGAACACGCCGTCACCAAGATACAGATCTTCGGATCGAACCGTGCCGGCAAGACGGACTTCTCCGCGAAGCTCCTCATGCAGACGATGCTCGCGAAGCCCGGCATGAAGGTCTGCTCGGGCGCCCAGACGCACATGACGCAGAAGAAGAACCAGATGGCGCGTGTCTGGAAGTACATGACCGAAGAGCTCAAGTCGCGCAACATCGCGACGAAAAAGGCGAAGGACGCGATCGAGAACATCAGCTACTCGACAAAGAACGGGTTTTCGGGATCCCGCGTCACGCTTGCGAACGGCAGCGAGCTCGATTTCGTCACCTACGAGCAGAACACGACGTCGCTCGAAGGCGTCGAGTACGACCTGGCGCACCTGGACGAGGAATACCCGAAGTCGTTCTACGACCTGATGACGACGCGTATCACCAGCCGGGGAGGAACGTACCTCGGCACGTTCACGCCGCTCAACGGCTATACCGCGCCGATCGCGGCGTTCCTGGACGGCAGCGCGATCACGCGCTGGCATACGGCATGGCTGCGGCCGAGAGACGGCGGACCGAAGATGCCGTGGGAGGAACTGAACCTGACTGAAGGGGAATATGAGAAACTTACGACGTGGCGTCGACAAGGTGCGCTCGGCGCTTGCGATGTGCCCGAAAGCCGACCTGAAGACTGCTTTGAATGGCTATTCGATGACCGAGATGGTGACGATCCTGACCGAGTGCCTCGGGGCCGTGCGTTCGACCGGGTACCGCGCGTCGCCGTCTGCCAGGGAGGACAGGCAGCAGCTGTTTGGTTTTATGGATCAGACAACCCCTACGCGCTCCCCAGCGAGCTGATGATCGAGAAGATGGCCGACCAGAACGCCGAGAGGAAAATCTTCGCGCAGATCTACGGCATGGCCAGGGACACGAAGGGACGGCTCGTCAAGACGTTCACGGACAGGAACGTGATCGACGACGCGAACCTTCCGAAGAAGCTCGTCAGGTTCATGGTGGTCGACCCGGCGCCGGAACGCAACTGGTGCATGGGATGGTACGGGCTCGATCCGACGACGGGAATCCTGTACAAGTACCGCGAATGGCCGGGAAGCTACGAGATCCCGGGCGAGGGCGTCCCCGGGCCGTGGGTGGAGCCGAGCGACCGCAACAACGGGGAGAACGACGGACGCCGCGGAGAAGGTCAGACGTCGTTCGGCTTCGGGTACGACCACATCAAGTTCGAGATCGCACGGCTCGAACGGTGGCGCAACTACGTGGACTGGATCGCGGCCGGCAACAGCGCGGACGTCATGCCGACCGACATGTCGTTCGTCGAGGAGTGGGACGAGTGCGACGGCGTTTCGGAAAAGATGGCGTTCCGCCTGCTCGACTCCCGGGCGGCCAGCCAGTCGAAGATCAGCAGGGGAACGAACCAGACCCTGATCGCCGACATGGAAGGGCTCATGTCCGGATGGGAAGTCGCAGACGGCCAGAAGTGCGCGATCGGCTACAGCAGGCTCATCGACCTCTCGGCAAAGGGAAAGTTCATGGTCTGCCGGTCCTGCACGAACACGATCTCGTGCTACAAGATGCTCACGGGCAAGGACGGCCAGAAGGGCGCGGCCAAGGACATGGTCGACTGCGACCGATACGGCGTCATGAGCGACATCTGGAACTACAGGGCAGACCAGGCGACGGAATCCGGGATCATGGACGAATGGCATGATGAGGGTCCGATCCGGCCCGTGTGGGGCCGTTTCGAGGCCAAAAGACGTCGAGTTTGGTGGTAAGGTGTATCACGTGAACCGTAAAACGACGCAAAAGGGGTGAAATTTTCGTTTCATCCCTCTTTGATTTTGTAGAATTGCGCCTGTCGAGCGGGAGAAGTCGCAGCGTCTCCACGGCTCGTAAAACGGTAGTCTGCGTGACCAAAGGGCGCGTACAGCCCCAAAGTACGGAAGGAAACAGTCATGAATCCTAACTTGTGGAAGATCCTCACGTGCCCGACGGGCTCCATCCTGCAGGCCCCGGCCGACGATCTCGGCGGAGGCGGTGCGGATGACGGCGAATCGGACGACGTCGAAACCGACGACGGAGAAGACGACGACGGCGAAGAGGCCGACGACGATGAGACCGAAGACGGCGAAGAGGCCGACGACGATGAGACCGAAGACGGGGAATCCGACGAGGAGGAGGACGAGGACGACGAGGACCTTGGAACGAGGGCCCGGAAGCGGATCGGCAAGCTCGTGAAGGAGCGCAACTCGGCCAATGCCGAGGTAAAGCGCCTGAAGGGCGAGCTCGAGAACGCGCAGCGGCTCTCCGGCGACGATGGCAGGGCCATTCTCGCCGCGGCGACCAGGACAGGCATCCTGCCCGGACTCATGACGAAAGACGAGGCACAGGCGTTCGAGTCGATCGAGCGGTACCCGAAGGTGATCGAGACCTATCAGGACTGGCTCGACGAGCACGGGCCCGACGACGAGTTCGGATACGGCGACGACGCGATGACGTACGGTGCCGTCAAGAAGCGCGTGAGGAGACTCAGCGCGGAGTTGGAGCAGCTGCGGGACGAGTACGGCGACCGCCAGAAAGACCTGCGCAAGAAGGTTCGGAAGATCTTCGAACTCGGGATGAAGGCGTACCGCAAGGGCGACGAAGTCGACGGGGAAGGGGAGAATCCGAAGGGCAAGAAGCCGAAAGGCAAGCAGAAACCGTCCGTCCCGCCGCACGGCAGGAAGCCGATCGCGAAGGGCGGCAAGAGCAAGGCAAAGTGGGGCGAGGTCACCGACAGCGACAGTTTCGCGAGGATGATCGCGTCCCAGCAAAAAGGAGACTGAAAATGGCTTATTTTACCGTTGATCGCGAACTGGTCGATCCCGATTACCACGACGGCGTCGTCGCCTCGCGCGTCGAGGACCTCCAGTTCCAGAACGTCGTCGGCCGCATCAAGGGCGAGCCGGTCGACTGGGAGCAGAAGGTGCAGGTCAAGGCGTTCCCGAAGGCGTACGACGCCGCGGTCGCCGAAGGCGTGGACTTCACGCGGGCGAACGTCAAGGAGTACGCCGACTTCAAGCTCGGCCACGTCATGGAGATCTTCCGTTCGGAAGGCTACCGCATCACCCGTCACCGCGAGCGGATGCCGGGCCACAACGACCGCGCCGGCATGACGCGGGCGGCGAAGCAGGCGCTCGACGCGCAGAACCTGGCGCTGTCGGTCGAGATCGCGGCGCTGTCCAACCAGGAGGCCGTGGCGTACGGCGAAAGCAAGAAGCCGATCATGCGCGGCGCCGTGTGCTGGCTGAAGCCGAAGGGCGACGCCGCCTCGGCCGAGGACGTGCATGCGGTGTACCCGATCCCGCTCGACCTGGTGCCGGTGGCCGGTTTCGACGGCAACGTGGCGACGGATCTCACCGAGTCGGTGTTCAAGGCCAACTGCATCAAGGCCAAGAAGCAGCGCGGCACGGGCAACCTCGTTCTCGTCGGCATGGCCGGCATCGACCTCAAGGCCAAGATGTCTGCGTACCTGGCGGCTGCCTCGAACATCAACACGGGCGTCCTGAACCGGGTGCAGCCGACCGACAAGAAGGTGCTGCAGCTCATCTGCGACGACTTCGTGTTCGACGGCTGCCGGGTGCACGTCCTCAACGACGACCACGTGGCGAACCAGATCACGGCCGTCCCGCACGGCAGCACGGCCACGGCGTTCTCGACGTCTTCGACGTACGCCAAGGGCGACTACGTGACGAAGGACTCGAAGACGTACCGCTGCCACACGGCCGTCGCCGAGGCCGGCGCGTGGTCGGGCGACACGAACTGGACCGAGGTCACCGCGACCTGGGCGGCGAACGCCCGCTCCTACCTGTCGGGCATCTTCATCGACCCGGCGATGTGGGGCTTCGCGACGCTTGACCCGATCAAGCACTACAACATCGTGGACGAGGGCGGCGGCCCCGGCGGCTGGCACGAGACGACGCTTCGTCTCACCTGCCTCAACCCGATGGGTCAGTTCCGCGTCCTCGACAACGCGGCGACCATCTAAGGCAGGGCCTCCCCCGGCAACCGGCGACGGCACCGCCGGGGGAGGCCGATCCTTCCCGGAATTCACGGGAAGGACTTTTCGCAATTTTGATTCAGGAGGATCGACTCATGAGGCGGATCGGAACGCAGTCTGACTTGACGGAAGAGGAACGGTGGAAACTCGTTGCCGAGCTCAACTACTGGCAGAGCCGATCCGAACAGTACTACGCCGACAGGTCGCGCGAGGAACGGGCGTTCTACCAGGTGTGGAAGGGTCAGAACGTCTCGGGCGTCAAGGAAGACCGCGACGAGAAGCTGGCCTGGCCGTTCGAGGGCGCGAGCGACCAGCGCGTCCGCTGGGGCGACACGGCGTTCCAGGACCTCCTGGCGCTCATCGTCGTGGCCCTGGACGGCGCGAAGGTCGAGGTGACGTGCGACGGGACCCCGCAGGGACAGAGGCGGGCGTCCGCGATCCAGAAGGTGATCCGGTGGTGCCGCAGGAAGCTCGGCGCGAAGTGGTACCTGCAGGTCGCGGCGCTGATGCGATACATGATCGTCGACACGCCGGCGATCGCGGCGATGGACGTGCAGTGGGCCGTGAAGCGCACGCTCGGCGTGACGGTCGTCGAGTTCGACCGGACGCAGGCCGAATACCAGGTCTGGCGCGTCAACCAGACGAACGACATCGCGCCGGAGGACGCGGCGGCCGAATTCGCGACTGTCGTCTCGTACGGATCAGAACAGGACGGCTACGGCAACGTGCGGAGATTCTTCGTCGAGGCGAAGGGCGTGCCGGAGGGGGATGTCGACGACGTTCTCAGGGCGCTCGACGAGGAAGGGGAGTGCGAATGCCGGGCGGCCGCGGCGAGGTGGGAGGGGCCGGACATCAAGGCCCTGCGCTTCGGCGACGACTTCATGATCCCGGAAAGCTGCGAGGACTTCGACTACGCGGATCCGCTCTTCCGCAGCGAGTGGTACACGGAAACGCAGCTCCGGGAACTGGCGTCGGAGGGCGAGTGGGATCCCGAGTGGGTCGAGGCGACGCTCGAGAAGAAGGGCGCGACGTTCTACGACAAGCGCGACTACCGCGACGCGCAGGACATGAAGAACGTCGTGAACGTCGTGTGGTTCTACACCACGGAAACGACGTCAGACGGCGATACGGTGAGATACGAGACGCTGCTGAGCCTGGCGAACGGATCCGCGTTCGGCAAGCGCATCGTCCGCAGCCGCCGCGGCAAGTGGGACACCGTGTTCTTCCGCCGGGAGGTGCTCGGCAACAACCTCACGTCGTCGAGGGGCCTTGCGGCGCTCTGTGCGCCGGACCAGGGACTCGCCAAGGAGATCAAGGACGGCGCGAACAACAACGCGATCGTGAGCTCGCTGCCGGCGATCAAGGCCAAGGGCGCCAGGGTTCGGAACGTGATGATCGAGCCGTTCGGCGTCGTCAACATGGGCCAGAGCGACGACGTGGCCTGGATGACGCCTCCGCCCTACCCGGCGGCCGCGAAGGAGATGGTCAAGGAGATCCGTGACGACATGCTCGCCTTCATCGGACTCTCGAACGGAGAGACGGACGTGTCGACGAGGACGCAGAGCTTCGTGACGATGATCCTGGCGCAGTTCCGCGAGCTGTACGTGAAGCTCGTCGAGTGCGCCCAGGACTACGCCTCTGACGAGGTGCTGCTGACGGTCACGAACGCGAACGACCTCGCCGGCGTCCGTCACGAGGACCTTGACGGAGACTTCCAGCTCGGGCTCGAGTTCAATCCGGCGAACATCAACCACAAGGACCTGATCGAGCGGGCGAAGGCTGTCGCCGAGATCCTTGCGCCGATGGACGCGAAGAACGAGATGGACCGCGGGCCGATCGTGCGGAACGTCATGAACCAGCTCTTCCCGGAGATGGTCGACGAAAGCTTCAGGAGCTCCGAGGAGCTCCGCGCCGACGACGTGAGCGACGAGGAGCAGAACTTCGTGAAGATCAAGGCCGGGATCTCGCCCGCGGTGAACACCGAGGGGAAATGGAACTACCAGGCCCGTCTTGACTTCTACCAGCAGCTTCAGCAGCAGAATCCGGAAGCGATAGCCGAGATGTCGCCGGTCTCGCAGGAGATCTTCCGGCGGCACGTCCAGGCCCTGCAGCAGCAGGCCGAACAGTTCGGGGCGAACGCGGCGATCGGCCGCACGGGCGTCGAGGGCGTACGGGCGGAGTAAGGGGAGGTCCACATGTCTGTTGACGCGAGATCGAGTGCGGGCCAGTATTATCCGAACGTCGCAAGGGACACGCGGGAGGACTCCGGACAGTACTATCCCGGCGGAAAGGTCATCCCGCGGCAGCCGGTCACCGGCGACACCTCGAGATTCGTGAGACGGGGTGAGGACGTCTACCACAAGTCGGAAGTCATTTCGGGGATCCAGCACTACAAGAAAGCCGAGATCGCCTTTGACACGGACATGCATGACTGGGGCTTCGTCCTGACAGGCGACTACGTGATCGGCGAGAACGGCGAATACGTAACTTACGCGGGAAACACATGAGAGGACTTACCATGAAATTCGCACTGACAGCACTCTTCGCACTCGCGGCATTCGGATCGTTCGCGATTACGGCGACGAAGGCATACGTCGACGGCGCGACGAACGCCGTCCTCGCGGCCGCGAACACCCATGCCGACGCAGCCGTTTCGGCAGTCGGATCGAACATAACGAATGTCGCCGGACGCATAACTTCGAACGTCGTGACCAGGGCCTATGTCGAAGGTCTCGGAATCTCGGCCGGCGTGACGAGCAACGACGTGGCGGCGGCTGTCGGCGCGGTCAGCAACGCGACGTGGATCGCGCTTGGGGGAAAGGCAAGCATTAGCCATGCGGCTACGCACGCGGTCGGGGGGAGCGACGAGGTGACGGTAGCGCAGTCGCAGGTGACGGGGCTTGGCGACGCGCTGTCGGCGAAGCGTGATAAGACCGACTTCGCGGCGGTGAAGTACACGCCACCTGTCGCGAATATACAAGGTGCAGTGTTTGTTGGTTGGAGTTCGGCAGGACGCGAAGAAGATCCAGATCTATACATTGTAGATTTCACTCTCAACGGGACGAATTGGTATTTTTACAATGATCCACCGAGTCCTGGTTGGACAAGCGTATCGAGTTCAGTCGCGTATGACAGAGAAATGGAGGAGGAGTGGACATACGGCACTATAACGTTCACTCGACAAACCGCATCCGGCAACCTCCTCGTCGGAGGTCTTACAGGCGGCGTTGCGAACGACCCGGATGTCGCCTTGCTTCTTGCGACGAGGGCCACGACGAACGACGTGACAGCCGCGACAAACGGCCTTGCTTCAAGGACGGCTCTTGATTCGCTTTCGATTCAAGTCTCTTCGATCGGGGCGCACTTGAACGCCGAGGATGCGCGTTTTGTTTCGACGAATTACGATTCGGTCGTGCGCGTTCCGGAAGCGTTTGTCGAGATCAAGGTCAGC